CCTGTGTATACGACGAACTCCAGGAGGCTAACTCCCAGAGCTTCAATTTTCTTGTGATGCTTGTTGATGATGGAGGCACCGTTTCGTTCCAGTTAGGCTTTGGCTTCTTGCGCATGGCCTGCTGGATTTCCTCGGTGCAGAGGCGGCAGGCGGCGCGGATCGCGTTGTCTGTTTCTGGAGTCATGCGGCCTCCCGGCGGGCGAGAAGTTTCGCCCCGAAAGTCATTAACTCGTCCCGATCCACAGTTGCGAAGTGGCAGTGTGTGCGCGGGTACGGGCGCCAGATGATGAGCATACTGCCTTTATTATTTCCGCTTACCGGCTTACCGGTGACCGGGTTGATGAATGCCAGCCGCCCGGCAGTGATGAAACGTACCTCGCTGGCGGTCTGGATAGCCTCCTTAAACCAGCCAACCGAAGTGTCTGCCGGAACCAGCATGACCGTGCCGATCTGATTTGCGCTTTCGGTGGCGGCCTTCTTAACGAACGGTGTAATGTTGCTGTATGGCGGGTTAAGCCAGACGTAGCCGGGAACATTCAGGTAATCAGCCCAGGGCGTCTCCAGTGTGTTCTGCTCGGCGGTGATGAACTTCCGGCACAGCGCGTTATGCGACGCTGCGGCGGCATCCAACTGGAAACAGAACTCAGCATCAAGGGAAGCGAAGATGGCTGGTGGAGTGCGCCATAGGTCGCGCTGATCCGCTGGCGTGTTGCTGCCGGTGTAATCCGTCATATATCCTCCCGCTCCGGATCGTTAACATCCCAGCCATTACGCTCAATATTGGTTTGCAGCCGCTTATCTCCGACCTCTTTAATGCTACGGCCGGTAATCTGTGCGACTTCAGCGTTTGAGTGTCGCCACAGCAGCGCAAGCTCTTCGGTAGTCCATTCAGGCATGACTTTACCTCCTGACGATCGGGCAAGTGAGTTGCGCTTGCTGCGCACGGAGTAGATAGATCGGCCGGTTGCCGCGGCGATTTCCTCGGGAGAGAACCGGCCAAACAGAAACAACTCTGCTTTGGTCCACTTCCTTAGGTTGGTGTTGGCTGGGAATTTCACATCGAGGCGAGCAGCCTGTGTGTAAACGGCGCGCTCACTTCTCTCCAGTTTTTCGGCAATCAATGAGACGGGCATCTGTCCGGCAACTTCATGCAGGAACAGGTTTTCCCATGGTTGCCAGTGATTTGCTCCCATTGTTACCTCCACTGTTCGCCAAACGTGAAGCCGATCTCCGCCAGCGCCTCGTCCATCTTCTCGATGAACTCCGGCACCATTTCGTTGAAGTCGGACATGTACTGCGGATCCCGCTCAACGACGACGTGGTGAATACCTTCGCGTTTCATGCGCGGGTCGTAGTTGGCAAAGAACCAGGCTTCTTTCCCGGTCACCCACATGCTGTACTGCACCTGGGCCATATACGCAGACTTGATGGCTTCGAAACCGCCAAGGCGGAATTTCATGAAGTCGCGGGAGGTGAAAGGGCATTTAAGCTCAAGGCCGAACCCGTTACTGCAAAGGCCGTCAGGGGAGCAAGCAGTGCGCATGCTCTCGTCACGGAACAGGATCGGAGACTCCGTGACTTTCACGTCAGTGGTGAACTCGAAAAGGGTGCGGGCGTCTTCCTCGTACTGCTTGCCCCAGGCCAGAGCCTTCGCGTTAACCTCTGGCGCGACGCCGGTGCATACCTCGGCAAGCAGCGTGTGGAAGTAGGACATTTTCATGTCTGTCCACTTCTTCCCAGATCGTGGCTTGGATATGACGTTGTGCACTTCCGAGGCAGTGATAACGCCGAGGCGCAGCCGGTGCCACGCCTCATCGCCCTGTTGAATAGTGGTTACGTCAATGCCGGTCCGGGCATGGATAATTTCTGGTGTCATGCTGCCGCCTTAGCCCTTTTCTGAAGGAAGCCAAACCCTTTCTGCGCCTCTTCTTCAGTGAGTTCTGACGCCTCAAGAATTTGCCGTTTGAAGATGTCGCTGCACAGTGGGAGGAAGTCTTTCTCCCAGTCTTTATCCAGGGCTGTTAAGAGATCAGTGATCGCCTGAAGCGTTTCTTCACTTGCGGCTGGTGGAAGCGATTCTGTGGTGCTGCGCGGCGTGATGTCACGGATATCAACGTCCAGAGATTTCCCTTCCATTTCTTCGGCAGTAGGCTGCTGTCCAATCTCAGGCCATGCCTTACGCAGCGCCTGGGCTTCTGCGCATTTCGCCAGCTGTCCGTATGGGCGCTTTTTCCACATCGCGTTCGGCGCCGTGGTGTCGCGGCCGCCGGTGGCGTAGTTTTCAATCCAATATTCTTTGGCGCTGAACTCGACGATCTCCCCGCTGGGCATGCGCTTGTAGACGGTGTATTTGCACCACTGAGGGAAAGTAACCTCGACACCAGAAAGCGTCTGCGTCGTGTCTGGCCCGAACTCAGGTTCGCGGGCTCCGGCATAATCGCCAGAACGGTCTGCCTGAATGCGGTAAAGCCCGATGCCCGGCATGACGACGTCGCGCCATTCACTTTTACCTGTTCTCGAGTCTTTGACGCTCATCGGCACGAGGTGGACAGGCTTCAGCAACGGATCCAGTTGGCGGGCTCGGCAGTAATCGAGCGCCATCATTACCGATTCGTCTTTGGCGCCAGGATAGATACTGTTCTTCAGCGCGCTCCAGGTAGCGACGTCGATGCCTTTTTCCTGCAGCGCGCTCGCCGTGATTGTTAATTCGTTTGCCATCGTTAATCCCCTCAAAAATTAAAACGGGCAGCCGGTACGGTGTTCCCAGTCGTATTCCGCCTGGGCGTAAGCAACTGCCGAAATGAAATCGTTGTAGGCCTTGCCAGCGTCATCGCTGCGCAGTCCTTCATATGGGCTGGAGTCAATCGGGACCGTGAAGTGGAAGAGGCCGGACGGCTCTTTTGGCATCATGTCGATGATTTGTTGCGCCCGGTCGTCGATCCACTTCTCTTTCTCGTCGTCGAGCTGCTGTTCAACCCAGCGCCGATCTTCGATGCGGTCGTAAGTGAGGTATGCGTTCATGGTTGCCTCAGTAGTGGATTTTCGCGCAGGGGATCAGGTCATCTTTCAGAGCGGTAAGCACTTCGATAGCCTGCTCGCGGGTTAAGCTGGTTTGGCTGGTGAGCGCGTTAACGATGTTGGTGCCGACCGTCTTGCGGTGCTTAACGTCAGCTTCACGCTTTGCCTGCTCATCGGCGAGGCGCTTCTCTTCGGCCAGGCGGGCATCTTCGGCCTGTTTGGCCTTCAGGCGCTCGGCTTCAATCTCCGCTTTGTGCTTCGCTTCGGCATCGCGGCGGGCTTGTTCTGCCGCTTCCTGTTTCAGCCGCTCATCACGTTCACGCTGAGCCTGTTCCGCCAGACGGCGCTGCTCTTCGCGGTCACGGTCAAAATCCTTGTTCATCAGTAGAGCCATTTCGTGGTCCGCTTCGAACTTGGCAGCCAGCTCCTGATCGAACCTGATGTTCATCTCCAGCGCTTCGGCGTGCATCGCGTTCATGGCTTCTTCAGCCTTAATGCGTTCCTGCTCGGCTTCCCATTCGGTGAGTGGGCGGCGGGTCGCATCGCGCAGCTCGTCGCAGGCATCAACGAATCGCTTAATTTCGGCCTCAGCCGGACGCACAGCCTCTTTCAGGCGCTTCAGGTACTCACGGCCCGGCTTTTCGATTGCCGTCTTGCTGCGGGACACCTGCGCTGCCAGAGAGGCAACACGGTCACGGCCTTTCTTCGTGGACAGGTCCGGCACTTCGTTTACAGCCTGGCGGATTTGCTCAAGGTACGCGTCAAGGCCGCCGGCTACGTAAAGCACTGGGGCCTGTTCCGGCTTGATTTCGATGACAGTTAAGTCCATTACTTCGCTCATGGTTTCTCCTGAAATTTGGATGTGCAGAACTCGCCCGCGTAATGCCAGGCCGTTCGGTTGAATAGGGTGGTTACTTAGAAAGTTTTGAGTTCCAGGACTCTATGGCTGAAATTGGTGAGTCGAAGGTAACAGGAGCGATCCATCCGCAGCACTTCAGTTGGAACTGATTGAGGATGTATGGCTCTGGACCTATCCTGCAACCGCGATCCCATTCGAACGCCTTAATTACGGGCTGTCGTTTGCAAAATGGGCACTCTGTTGCGTCAGGGAGATTTTCGAAAGAAGTGTCCGGCAATGAGCCATCATCTTCAGCCCATTGAAGTTCGCCTGGCACAATAACCGAATATCCGTCCCAACGATCAAATTCAGGTGAAAGAACATCTTCGTAACCAGCGCCACGAAGGCGAAACTTAGCTCGGGCTATAACGACAAGCCCTTTTACTTTTCGGCTGCCCATCCGCCACATATAAACACCGGCGGCATCTGGCTTGCGTTCAGAGTATTTAACCCATTGCATGCTCACCTCCGCGCTGAATTGGAAGACCTTTGCCATCGAGAAGTACATCAATCACGCAGTCACTGAGGCGGATAATTTCTGCATCGGTGTGTAGATACACCCATTTGCGCTCCTGAATGACTGCTGAGACGCGATAGGTTCGGCCTTCATGCATTGCCATCATGCCGGGCGTGACGCACTGGCGAATCATTGGTGTCGTTCCGTAGTGTGAAATCATGAATCCACCTCCACAAACTCGCCGTCTTCACTCAACTGATACCAAGCATCTGCTTTTATGCCGTTATCTCCGACCTTGCTGGCGCGAATATGAATTAGTTCACCATCTTCATCGCGATAGCAGAGGACAATTGCGCTACCAGCTGACGCACGCGCTTTACCTTCAATGCCGAACGCCGCTGCTACGGATTGTGATCCAGAAGCCTCTGCCGCTGACTGGTTGCCAGTGTTGGTTGCCGCTGACTGGTTGCCAGTGTTGGTTGCCGCTGACTGGTTGCCAGTGTTGGTTGCCGCTGACTGGTTGCCAGTGTTGGTTGCCGCTGACTG